CGACCATCATGTCGTTTGACTTTACCCAAAGCTGGTGGGTTGTTCAAGTATTCTGCGGCTCGCAGGATCATGTCCGGATCATCGTCAAAGCTACCTAGAGCCGTGTTACATCGTACACACAAGATCCCACGTACATCATCCGAGTCGTGGCAGTGGTCGACCGCAAACTTGTACTGCTTGAGCTTGAGGGCGTTGTTACAGATAGCGCAATTATACCCCTGAAGTTTCAACAGGAAGTCATAATCTGACGGGGACAGCCCGAACCGGTCAAGACGGTTTACGTCTGACTTGCACTTGCTACAGAGAAAATAGTTCTTGCGACCGTGGGCAATAAGGTCTTCACGGAGAAACTCTCCACGACAAACAGCGCAGAATAGCATATTAAAACCCCGGTGGGTCGCACCGGGGCCGGACCTTAATTGTCGGTCTGTTCGTCTTCTTCAGCTTCTTCTTCAGCTTCTTCAGCTTCTTCAGCTTCTTCAGCCATAACAGCAACGTCGAAGTGAGCGTCAACCGTAGCCGAGAACAATTCGGTCAACGTAAAGCGGCTGACACCGTTGGCGTCTGCAACGGCATAGGTAGCGGCAATCAAAGCCTGCAATGCGTCGACGGGCTCCGAACCTTCAAGAACTTCGATGATGAGATCTTTCATGGGAAACTCCATTTGTTTGTAGGGTGGGAGCACCCCGGCGGGCGGGTGACCCCTCTAAAATCTTACAATTTACAGAAGACAGGAATATTACTAGGCGGTCTTAGCCTCTAGCTCCTTCACGCGGGCGGTGAGTTCTTGAATGGCCTTGATGAGCGGGGCAATTAGTTCGTCATACCCAATTGACATGACATCCTGACCCCCTTGAACTTTGTGATCCTGATACCCGCCAAAGTCGATACCCTGCGCGTCAAGAACGGCTTTGACCTCTTGAGCAATTAGCCCATGATGATATCGGTTGCGTTTTTTACTGCCGTCATGGGTGATGTTTGACAGATCACAAGCCTCGCACCACGCAGCCATTGCCTCTTTATCAGTCAAATCTTCTGGCATCGGGGGTTTGTAGTCATCTCGCGCATCCCATTTGTAATCCACAGGACGTAAAGCATTTATGAACCCAAGACCTAGCTGAGTATCACGAATGTCCGCTTTGTCGCGGATATCTGAACGGTTTTGGACTGTGCCGTAGACGTAAGTAGTTGTAGAAGAATCTCCCAGTTGAACTTGGTTGCTTCCAGTGACTGCTGCACTTGCGCCAAGGCCAGAAGAATTTGAAATGTTTGTTGATGCTGATAACGCGGCTGTTCCAATTGCAGTACAACCGCCACCCGAACTAAGAGCGTTGAGTGCCCCATATCCAAGCGCGGAATTAGAAGAAATATTTCCTGATTGAAGGGCTAGAGACCCAACAATAGTATTATTAAGTGCACCTACACCTAATCCAGCCGCCGCACTATAACCAATTGCGGTGTTGTTAGAACTGGTTGGGGAACCTCCCGCAGAAACGCCAAATACAGTGTTTTGACCTCCAGACCCCGAACCAGTGCCCAAACTAAGACCGTTAACAGTAGTGTTTCCACTAATGACCGGCGTGGTAATTGTTGGGCTAGTCGATAGGACGTTGTTTCCGGAACCTGTAGTAGCAGTTGCTCCAGTACCACCGTTTGCAACCGGAAGTTGACCAGTGGCATTTGCGACTGGGATACTTGTACAGTTTGTTAGAGTGCCAGATGTAGGCGTCCCTAATAGTGGAGTTACAAGCGTTGGGCTAACCGCTAAGACAACACCACCCGATCCTGTAGAAGATGTTACTCCCGTGCCGCCGTTAGCGACTGGGAGCGCCGTGCCAGAATATGAAAGGGTTAGTGTCCCACTACCTGTTACCGGACTTCCAGTAACTGTAAAAATTGAGGGGGCAGACAACCCTACTGAGGTTACAGTCCCACCACCACCGCCACCGGAATACTGGGGGATATTCAACGTCGTACCGTTAAATGTAGCCGCGCCAGAAGTCCCAACCGTGGTAAGCGTTATAGTCCCTTGTTTATTATTAAACGTAGTCCAGTTTGCTGATGTGAGGTAGCCGTTCACAGAAGAAGTGGCAGCGGCCATGCTAATTACTGGGGTAGTACCGCCAGAAGATACAACAGGAGCGGTGCCTGTTACTGAGGTTACAGTCCCCCCTGCGGTAGCTGAACTTGCTACTTTAACAAAATCAGATCCGTTCCACGCCGCCACGCATTTCTCGTTAGCAACAATTGTAATGCCCGTCGTAGGTCCGGTCCCTCTAAGTACAATAGACTGCGTGCCACTCGCATTAATAACAATATATGTCTTACTTCTATTTGGCGCGGTAATGTTGCGTGTTACAGTACCCGCAGCGGTCCATAAAAGAATAGCTTCTCGCGCTTGATTAGTTGCACTTTGTGTGTCGGTGAGCGTTACATCCACATCCGTTGATAACGTCGTAGTTCCGGCTACCGCCGAGTCAAGCAGGGTGGTAATCTCGTTATTAACTACATCCCCCCAAGCACCAGTTAGTGAGCCTTGTGTTGGGGTGGTGAGACCGAGTAGTGGGGTTGGCATAAAATTCCTCGCTTAATTAAGTTAGCGGTCAGTTAAGACCAGTTTGGTGTCTGTTGGTCGTCTATAGTAGTCCAAACGGGCGCTTGTGAAGTATCCATACTACTCCAATTCGGTGTCTGTGCATCACTCACGCTTGTCCAGACTGGTGTCTGCGCGCTACTTATGGGGGACCAGTTAGGCACCTGCTCGTCATCAATTGGCTCCCACCTAAGTTTGGCGGTGATCACCACTCCGCCCGTTGCGCTTTCTGTAATAGTAAAAAGTATTACTTTTTCTACGTCAACGTATTCGGCTACCCCCGCTGATTCTAGAATTTCAACAAGGCCCGAGATATTCATGGAGGTAGTGTCCGCGCCTCCAGCACTCTCAACGACACTTCTTACAAAATCAACAGTAGTATTAGCTGATGCCGCGCCGGTTGCCGATTCAACAACTGCACGTATGTAATCTGCGGTAACGGTTACATCACTCAAACCCGAAACCGCTTCAAGCACTGTAGATTTAAAAACAGCTTGCGAAGAAATTAAATCGTTACCAGACGCGTTTTCAAGGGCACTTACACTGTAAATACCTTTTATAGAAATTGAATCCGCACCAGACGCATTTTCAGAAGCGTTTATGGAATACGTACCACCTACAGAAATTAAATCTTTGCCAGACGCACCCTCACTAATTATGGGGTTACTTTCACGTAATAAAGAAATTGAATCTTTACCAGAAGCTGCCTCAGATATTAAACGAATATAAGTGCTACCCGGAAGAATTGAATCGTTACCGGATGCAGCTTCAAGTGCGGTTATCTTGAACCCAACGGCTACAGTGGGAATTGAATCCGCGCCAACCGCGCCTTCAAGGACAGTTACGCGGTAAGTACCACCTACAGAAATTAAATCTTTGCCAGACGCGTTTTCAGATATTACGCTATCGGCCCCCGGTATTGCCCTGTTAATATTGTATACAAGAACAATTAACCCCGTTGAGGGGTATGCGTTAAGACTACCAGCAGCGCCTCCACCATACCCACCCGCACTTCCGCCGGTTCCGGGTATATCAACTACACCATATGTTTGTGCTGCTGACCCACCACCCCCGCCGCCGGGGCCAACAATGTTGCTAGATGAAAAGGGAGGGATAGGGCCTGAGTCTGTCCATATATTTTGCTGGCTACCATTCCCACCGTTTAAATAAAGAGCACTTGAAGTATCAGCTACACCGCCGCCGCCCCCACCACCAGATCCAGTGGTTGCGTTTCCTGCATAAGAAGGGGCTGTAGTTCCAGCCGCCCCACCTCCCGTCCCCCCATTACCTGCGCCGCCAGCACCCGCAGTATAAACACCAGAAGCACTGACACCGGCTGTTGAAGACCCGCCGTTTGCGCCGCCGCCACCCCCAGAAGAACCCGGACCAACACTGTTAAATGCATCCCCTCCGTTTTTCCCAGCACCGTTTGGTCCAGCAGCGCCGCCTCCACCGCCCCTTTTTGCAAGAGATGTACCGTAACCCAAGCCACCATTTCCGCCTGAATAAACAGTTGTCCCTACAGAAGATCCAGTTCCAACGCCCCCTGCATTAGTACCTGCTGTTGCACTTCTTGCTAAAACACCGTTCGCTGCGGCGCTGGGAGCTGCATTTGAAGCTTTGTTAAACCATACATCGTAGGTTGTGGTATTTAACTCTTGAAAATTTAAAAAGAAATACGCGCCTGTATTATTTTCTGCCGATGAAATAGAAACAGTTGATGTTGCGTAAGCTCCTCCACCCCCACCATTTATAGCATTATATGCTCCGGACCCGTTTCCAATTGCGTGAACAGTTACACTACTTACACCGTAAGGAATGCGCCACCGCCTACTGGTATTTGAAAAACCGGAGCTGGTAAAATTTAATACTTCGGTATATGTTGTGCCAAACGATAAAGTGGGGGTATAGGTAATAATAATAAGACCTTGACCGCCGTAATCTCCCCCACCACCATAATTAACTCCGTCACGACCGTAATTTTTACCTCCGTTATCCCCCGCTCCAGATCCGCCAGCGCCACCCGCTGGACCATAAGTATTATTAAGATAATCTGTGTATATTAGGTCGGCACTCCCCGATTGACCAGCAGACCCTATTGGAGTCTTTCCACCGCCGCCCCCGCCGTTTGTTCCGGCAGTGGGTGATGCCCCCCCGGTTCCTCCACCAGCACCTAAACGATTATTTCCTCCGTTAACCCCAGTGGCTGTAGCCCCGCCATTAGCCCCACCACCGCCCCCCGGAGTAGTTCCTTGATACCCATCTCCACCCACACCATTTGGCCCAGCAGCGCCGCCATAGCTATAAACTTCCCAACCATAATTACACCAACAACATCCGGTAGTTAACTTACCGTAACCGTTACCGCCAGAATTTTTAAGATCTCCAATCCCACCAGATGCTTGCCCCCCTAGAGCCGGACCTGCTGTAAGACTTGGCGCACCAAGACCGCCCTTAGCTAAAGCCCCGGTTGTTGTTGAACTTGGTTGGGTATAGCTACTTACAGACGAGTTAAACCAAGTGTCACCGTCAGGGGGGCCACTTGAAAGCGTACTCCCATTACCACCAACCCCAATTTTGTAATACGCATAACTAAGTGGGGTTAGCGTAACTGAATTGGTCTTTGAATACGCCCCACCACCCGTAGCCCCCGCACCAATACACTCGATAGTCGCAGATGTACAATCCGCTGGAATCCTAAAACGGGTTCCGGATGTAAGGACAATTACTACAGGGGTAACAGCCATTAAATTACTTCTGGCGTAACTTGTATCGGGGTTAGAGTTTCTACTTTTACGGCTTCTTTACCGTTCCAAGCGTACCCGTCTGGAATTTCTACAAGCCGCCAGCCCTCTGGAACCCAATCCGTTGGCTCGGCAACAAGTTTATAGACAACTTCATTTTTTTCGTTAAGCATTACACAGATAGTCATTCCTGCTCCTTAGCCGGGAACACGTTAATGAATATAGTGTTGTCCACTAGCGCCTCGACTTCATGCCATTCTTTTTCTTTAAGGATCACGGGCGTAGTGTCTTTGCCCATCTCTCTGTAAAGGTTCTCTTTACGGATGGCGACTTGACCGGCAACGCACATTGTCAGGTGAGCGAACGTGTGTTCATGACGCGGAAGACCTTCTCCCGCGTTTGCGTGGTATACAGAGAACCTTACCTTGTCATAAAGAAAGGTATAAGTAGGGGGAATATTTATCATGCCCCACCACGGATTAGCTTGGGGTTAAAGTAAATGTATAGGTCACATTTAACGTATCAGCGGAAACAACTGTTCTATCTCCAGTCGTAAAGTCAGACCCGGAAAATAGCGTGCCTGTTGTACCGCCTTTCGTGCTCACGCTTGTCAAAAACGCACCGGCAACAGTAGAAGAAGTAGAACTAATTGCAGTCGACGTTACTGTTTGGGAGGAAGATACTGTCCAAGTAGAACCACTCCCAGAGCCAGCAATGTTAGCAACAATATAAGTACCCGCAGTTACGCCAGTACCAGTAATTATTTGTCCCGGCAATATAGCTCCGCTAGTTAAAGTACCAATAGTCAGCGTTGTTGTTGCAATAGATGAGCCGGTAGAAGCAAAGGCGGAGCTAACAGTAAATGCCGCCGCAGTTGCATTAGTGACAATAGACGGACTGGCAAGAGTGGCGGCGGTGAAACTGGGTGTGACTCTCGCGCCTTGACTATACCCAGTAAATTCAAACCAACCGGCATGGCTTGCCATAGTATCAGCAGCGGCAAAAGTAGTGTTAGTGGCGATACCGCCAACAAGCCCAATGTACCAAGTTGTAATTCTTGCTGTTGCCCCGTCAAGCGCCGTACCAGCCATATACTGAGCACCTGCACTCACTACTAAATTATGGTTTTTCTCTTCCCACTTTAGATTTCCGTCTTTGTCATAACAAAGAACGTGAAAGACGCCGGAAGCAAATGTTTTTTCCATGATAAATCCTAGTTAGATGATCGAATTAGTGCGTCTGTTGCACTATTTGTTGGGAGCGTAACAGTAAACGTGTTATTGGAAACCGTTTTATCGGCCCCAAAATCAAGAACAGCAATAGACCGACCAGCTTTGCTAGAATTATAAATCAGCGCCGCGCGAGCTGTAAATGAAGCAGAGGTCCAATTAGGGTTGTTAAAACTAACGTATGCCGTGTACTCAGAAGAGTTAACCGTCACCCCTGTGATAGTCACGCCTCCAGCCGTATATCCCGCACCTACAACTTCGTTTGTTGGTGAGTAGGCAGTGGTGCTTCCGTTGAGTGTAGCGTTTCCGGTGTACAACGCAATCTTGAGCGTATCTGTCAGCAAGTTATGAATTGCTTGATACAACTCCGCCTTAAAACTTGTTGTCTGAGTCTGGATAATAGACATCAGATCACCCCTACACGCGTCTGCCCGCTACGGTACGCATCTTGGCGGTCTTTTCCATCGCCCAACTGTTTAAGCAGGATAAGCGAATTGTCATACATACCTTTGTAGACCGCGATTAGATCTTGCTCACCTTTCATAAACCGGATAGCTTCCATCAACGCGCCATTGAGTAACGCGGAGTCAAAATTATCGCCCAACCACGTAGTTCCAGCGGTCACAATAGACTCTGGATAATAATAGTAATGTAGCTCTACGTTGTAAACCGCATCCGGCGTGGGGCCAAGAATAAAAGTTAATTCCGTTATCTCGTTACTTTGGGGACCAAAAATAGCATAGTGGGCCGGTGTACCGACATCAGCCGGGTTCGGGTACGCTTCGCGTATAAAATTAACGTCTTTATTTAATAGAAACGTGTATGGTCCGTTTGGCGTAAAAATAGCCATAGAATAGACGGACAAAAAATCACCGGGGCAAGCTAGGTATTTATTGTACTGTGTAGTGGCACCCGTTGCGTTTTTACGCAGGTTAGGTAGTTGGACCGTGTTATATATCTTCTGTTCCGCTTGCTGCGTGAACATAGCCAATTGCTCACTAGTGAACGAATTCTCCGTGATGTCTTGGATGTTTGCACACAGCGCGGTGTAGTTCATGCCATCGGACCCCGAGACATTTTACCTTTAGTGGCAGCACCAGTTCCCCGCATCTGAATACCAGAGGTCTTGGGTGGTGGGCACTCACTACTAGAAATGTCGCCAACGCTAACGCACAGGTCATCGAGGCTCATCGAGCGAGACTTTTTACCGTAACCGCTGTTACTCAGGTCAACACCCTTTTTGCCCGACATACTGTGGGGCTCGGCGTAAGTTGAAGCGGGGCCCACTTCTTTGCCACCACGTTTCATGCTGTAATTAGCCATCACCGCCCCCGTGCGCCGCTGCGCTGGTTCATAGCACGAGACAGGTTTTTGCCGTACTTCATGCGGTCATCCGTGGTTGGGCCACCGGTTTTCATGCCTTTGGCTCCCTTGTGCATACGCTTCTCGTGCCCACGGATTTCCGTGTCAGCGATAGCTTTAACTTCCTTTTTGTCCATAATGGACTCCTATGTCGTTGTAACTGTTACTGTACCAACGTATGTCGTTGCAACCAAGTAGTTTGGCGTCAAAGGATCATCAAACCCCCTAGCCCCACCAACTGGATTCCAACCCCACTGAAAAATTCTACTGCCTTCTGACGGAAACCCAATCACGTTTGTACCAGACTGATAGTAGCTAAGATCTTTTCGCGGTTCCCTCAATGCCTGAGGATCGTCAATCGGATACATACCAAGCTGTAGCTGTGGCTGATCCGGCGTCCAACACTGAGGGCAGACCTTGATGTTGACTAGCTTTGTCTTAACTACTAGCTTTTTGAGATCCTTTAACTTGTACCGAAACCCGCACATGTCGCATTCGGCAATAGCGATCTTGCCAGAGGCGAACCGATTACCCATTAGCTGCTACCGATAAAATACTGTCTAGGCACGAACCGATCTGCCGCTTTTTCCCGGTCCTCAGAAGCCGCTAACCCCCATTGATACTCATACTCAGTCTTTAGCATATCAAGACGCTGAGCACCTTCTGGGATCTTCATGGCTATGTAGTAAGCCAGCCCTGCGGTTAAGCAGGGTAAGAAACGGAAGTTTACGTCAGCCGTATTGCTACCCGTGTTGATATTATCCATCCGACGCAACCGCCAGTAGACAAACGTATAGTAGGGACTCCCACTTGGGCCCTGATCTGGAATAGGCCATACGGTGATAGTAGGTACGGCTTGTCTGCGGTCGATATAAACTTGGATTGGTCGCGCTTGGCTAAGTTTGTTTGGGATAGTCGCGTATGTAGATACGCTGATCCGGGTTATGGTTAGATCTGATTGGGTGGCGGTGTTGCCCGCTCCCGTACGTATCACATGCTCTAGCAGGTCTACTGTGTCAGCCGGAAGGTCGTATGTTGCGGTACCTTGAACAAGATTAATAGTCCCCTGCTCAATCGTCCACATATTGATACCACGGTTGGCCCACTCAGCCATCATGATATTGGCACTACGCCGCGCCGTCCGAAGATCATAACCGGTACGCATCTCACGCCCTGCACGTTCAAACGCTTCTTCAGCGAGTTCCGTGAAGTTCATGTCAAAGTTGGCGACTCCGGAGACTGTCATTATCTAAACCTAGCGGTTTTCTTTGCGATTGTTTTGGGCTGCGCTACAAACTGTTTTCCTGCCGCTTTACCTGCACGTTTGGCTTTGGTCGTTGCGGCGTACTCAGACGGACTCAAACTCTTAATTGCATCTTCTGGCAAGTACCGCTCACCGGTCTTGCTTGACGGCTTACCACTCTTGGTGCGCCACTTCTGGTCGCCCCAGTCTTTAAGGGATTGCTGCGGAGGCTTCAATTTCGATACCCCCCACCAGCCGCCTTATACTTCTTAGCGACAAGCTGAGCTTTGCGAGCAGACCACTGGCCCGCCCCAGTACCCTGAGTCGCCGCAGCCTTAACTTGGGATACGATCCGCTTACGAAGACTGGGCTTTGTGTAGTTGCCCGCTTCATTAACGTGCCCGCCTTCGG